ACAGCAGCGACTACGGGTCGCGCTTGGCGGTGTTTGTTGATATATTGTCGCAGGCTATAAACGCCTACGAAGAAACCCAACCGAAGCCATTTTAGGAGGACGAAATCCATGGCACCAGCTAAAGCGAAAACAAACGAACCGATCACAATGGAAGCGCTACCCGCGGGCACCGTGGTGGAGCTTCAGGGCAAGCAATACCCCACCCACGCGGGCCTGTTGGCATTGGCGCACGCGCACGGCATGACCAGCATGACCACGGACGTGTTGAGCTACCAAGACGGGGAGGCCGTAGTCAAAGCGACCGTTGAGGGCAGCCGCGGAACATACACCGGACACGGTGACGCAAGCCCGGCCAACGTGGGACGCAACATTGTTAGCGCTGTGCTACGCATGGCGGAAACCCGCAGCCAGAACCGCGCGATCCGCGCTTACTTGGGACTGGGCGCCACAACGGCGGAAGAAATGCCCCCAGAGGCCCTCCAGAGCGGCGGCAACCGCCGACCCGCACCCAAGACGCAGAACAAGCCACAACGGCAGCCAGAGGCCAGCAAAGGCGGATCTGATGGATGCTACAGCAAAGGCGACACCGTACAGACGGCCAAAGGCAACGTGGGCGTGGTGTTCTGGGTAGGAACGGGCGACAAGGCCGATCGCGTCGGCGTCAGGTATGGCGACGGCGAGGATGACAAGGAGTTCACCTATCAGCGGTTTTTGAGTGACGCACCGGCGGAAGGGGGCGACGATGGAATCCCGTTTTAATACTGGACAACGTGACCTCTTCAGCGGTCGCGGGCGTGCAGGCTCAGCCGATGTACCCGCGCCAATTGATACCCTCAAACAAGCTAAACAGGAGTTGGAAGCCAAATTGGATGATGGCACTTTGTGCCCGTGTTGCGGAAAATACGCGCGGAGGTATCGCCGCAAATTCAATTCATCGATGGCCCGATCGTTGATCTGGCTGTACCGGGCAAGCACCGAGAACGGTATTCACCATCCTAAATGGGTAGACGTTCCGAACACGGCGCCAAAATGGCTGCTGCGGACTAATCAACTGCCCACCGTCCGATGGTGGGGCTTCATTGAGCGTCGCCCCGCAGACAATGAACAAAAACACAGCGGATTTTGGCGCCCAACGAAAGCCGGGATCGGTTTCGTCAAGCGTGCCAATTTTGCAGCGTCTGCTGTGGTCACGTATAACGGGGAACCGGTGGGGTTCGAGGGCGATTCAATTTTGATCGACGACGCGCTCGGCCGTAACTTTTCATATTTTGAATTGATGGGGCTTCAATGATTGTTCACAGCCACGTCATGAGGAACACACGGGAAAACCGCGAAGCGTTAGCGCGGATCATTATTGACGACGCAACACCAGACGGCAGGACGCGCGAAACGCTCACCGCTGCTCTGTTGTGCGCGTGGTCGTCTGATGATGACCAATGGACCGAAGCCCAAGAGCGCCACGCCGATCTGATACATGAGAGCAATTTGGCCGGGGGTGTCTGATGGCACCGACGCCGGGCAAACTGTTTAGGAACAAAACACCGATCCGCGTTCTGATGTGTGTATGCAGTTGGGACGATATGACCGCTAACGACATAGCGGAGGAGCTACACACTCAAAAGTCCAACGTGTGGCGAGCGATAACGCTGCTTCGCCAGTATGGACTTGTGGAGCACAACAGACCGAGTCGATGGCATGAGATTATTAGACCGACTGCAGAGGGCCGGCGCGCTATGCGTGAACATGTGGCAGACAATGACACAGCGACGGCATAGCGTACAACCGGACACGCTCGATCCCGAAATGCTGCCGCTGGTGGTTCTTATGACCATTGGCAGCACGCCTCTGGGGCGGTGGGATGATGTGAGGTTAGCGCGTGAGCTTGACGTAAGACCGAGCGAGGCGCGGCGGGTTCTGGAGGATCTGGCTGACTGGGGGATGATTGAACCGATCGCGGGGGATGCGTACGCGATCACATATAGAGGCACGCGGAATATGCGCGTATATCTGCCGGGCGGTTATATTCCGAGGGCATAGGAGGGCGACAACATGAGCACAGGGACAATTTTACGGGTATTGCGGCAGGCGGCCGGGATGACTCAACACCAGTTGGAAGAACACACACAGCCGCACGGACTCAAGCAGCCCCGGATCTCATTGATTGAGCAAGGGGAAGCAATGCCAACAGCGGTACAGCTTGCGGTCATTCTCAAGGCAGTGGGCGCCAGCGATACACAGCGGCTCGGCATCCTTGAGGGGTTAAGCCGTGGCCGGTGAGTGGGTGGAGGTCATACGCGAAACAATACCGGGCCAGCCCGTCGCCAAGGGCCGGCCGCGGTTCTATATGCGCGGCAAGTCGCCACGGGTCCACACAGACGCAAAGACAAAGGCGTTTGAGGCTCTGGTGGCGCGTATACTGGCGACAAGCACACAAACAAGGGGACAACCCCGGCCAATGTGCGGCGAGCGTTCACCGGTCCGCGTGGATATCGTGGCGGTCTTCCAGCGTCCGGTGGTTATGCACGGCAAGAAATACCCTGACGGCTTGATACCTCACAGCGTGCGGCCCGACATAGACAACGTGGCCAAAGCATGCCTTGACGGCATCCAAGCGGCTAACGGTTTGATATGGCACGATGATGGACAGGTGCAATGCTTGCGCGCGGAGTCATGGTACGCTGAGAAAGGCGGCATTCCACGCACCGAGATCGCGATCTATCGGTGGAACGGTTAACCAATCAAGCGGGGGTAGCTCCCCCGTTACATTTGCCTGTGTAGCTCCCCCGGCGACGGGGGGGCGTTTACAGGCACACAAACAGGAACACAGGCACATGAAACAATGGCACCCCGTACCGCGGGCGATGATTGACGACGAATTAATGAGACGGTGGGACCGCGAAAACCCGGCGCCTGATCTGGTGGTTCACATGGTGCTTGTCTCTCGCATACTCAGCGGGAACCCGTGGGGCCGAGCCAAATTAGCCGCGTGGGCAGGGCTCACAAAACACTCAGCAACCAAGGCAATAAAGGCCGCGCAACAGTGGGTCAATGAGTGGAATTCGGGCACTTTTCAGCCAGTAGACGATCGAGCACGCGGGCAGCAGTCATCAACGATACCAGACAGTTACGGCGACGAAACGGGCAAAGATCGGGCAGAAGTCGGGCACAAATCGGGCAAAAATCGGCATCACGCGCGCGTAATTACAGATACAAATAAAAAACAAAACAATACAGATCCATCAATTAAACCCGTCGGCAATGAACAGGTCCGGCAACTATGGGCAGACCTGAACGCACGCAGAGCCATCGACAAGGGCGGCAAGGCTCGAACGCTGAAGCTCACGCCACAGATTGCGCGGGCATTGCGCGAGGCGCTGACATACTCGAAGCCTGCAGATGTGCTGAGGGCGTATGAGTGGTTTCTAACGGCAGCCGATGCTCGATGGTGGCAGGATAACGGGTGCGACTTGGTGACGTTCTGCAGACAGAAACACATCGGGGAGTTTATCAACAAGGCCCAAGAGTGGACCCCAGAGATCGAAGCAAAACAACAGGCCGAAGCGGCCAACGTGATACCATTCTGAGGAGGACGAACATGGCAACACAAGACAAGGTGCGTGCAATGCTGCGCACGTATGGGAAGAACTACGGCAAGCCGGATCGATGGGCGGAGGACAGTTTCGGGCTTTGGTTCAGCAGCCTAAAGGACTACACCGATCACGACGTGAGCCGAGTAGGGCGCGAGATTATGGCAAAACGCCACAGGATGCCCACTGTAGCGGCGTTTCTGGAGGTGCTCAGGGGTGACCCCTTGACCAAGCGCCCAGAGGCGGCACAGGGCTGTGGTGCGTGTTCTGGTAGTGGATGGCGTGAAATATCGTGGCACCGGTGGGATCGGTCGCGTTTGGTCGTCACCAGCTACGCGGCCGGGTGTGATTGTCCGAAAGGCCGAAGGATAGCCGAGGGCAGCGCGGGGAATTGGTCGGACGTTGTAGAGCGTTTCGCTGCAGACCCAAGCACAGAAGCGGTCTACAGCACCAGCGCGCAACACCCGGCGCTGACGATGGCGGAGCGGTACCACCCGGACGTTGTGGCGCGGTTGCAAGGCAAGGCGGAGACAGTAGACCATCACGGCGGCGCCTGATAGGCTGAACGCAGGAGGCCGCACCGTGGATCAGATCATCGATCAGCTACTTGCCGGGGGTCACCTTGGACTGTTCGCGGCGTTCTTGGTGTGGCAGTTCATCGCACTACAAAAGCGGCTCGATCGGCTTGTAGAATCGTTTCAATCCCAGTTGAAAGACATAAACGACAATTATGATCAGCGGCTTGTCAGCATGCGGGAGCGGTACGACAACGTGATTAGAGAAGCGAGGACGGAGCGAGACCAAGACGCGCGCGAGTTTATGGCGACACGGGCCAAGATTCAGGAACAGATAACGGCCAAGCTGGATCGGCTTTTGGAGTCTAAGAATTGACGTGCGCGGTGGGAATAGATAAACTCCCACCGTGGGACGTAAACACACCGACGAGGAAGTAAGAGCGCGGCGCGAGGTCGTGGAGGCGTGTTTGGTGCGGGGTGAATGGACATTGACTAGACAGGCCCAAGTGGCCGATCAATTCGATGTGAGCCCTAACCAAGTTAGGAAAGACGCGGCGCTAATCAGGCGGGAGTGGGCAAGCCAAGACCAAGAGCAAACGACCGAAGAGATCCGCAGCGATTGGCGCCAACGGGTACAGGCCACAATCAATCAGGCCATGGAATTGGGGCATACCACCACGGTGGCCCGGCTGCTTGCTACCGAGGCGCGGGTGCTGGGGTTGGAAGCGCCGCAGCAGGTGGACATTCGCGCGCAAGTCCACACCATCGACGACGCGCCACGGCTGGCCGCTGAGCTATTGAAGGCGCTGCCGGCGGCGTGTGACCTGCTGGGGGTTGATGCCCCGGCGCTGCCAATGATTCAACAACAGGAGGATGAATAATGGATGCAGAACTTAAACCACAATGGCAAGAGGTTATTGATTACATCAAACGATCAAAAAGCGCGACGTTTCCGGAGTTAGAAAACCGGTTCAATTGGCTTGGCGGCGGTGATCGGGTGCTTGAAATACCCCGACTGAATGTGCTCTTGTGGGTCGGGGTGAGTGATGAGGGTGCCGAGTTCTATGATGACCGACGGGTGAAAGACCAGATCGAGGTAGCATCCTGCAATTGGTTGCTGTACGCACATGACGGAAAGGCGATAAACATGCCGATCGCTAAGAGGATTCCACCCGGTGGCTATAAAAAACAACGATGGGCACCCGTTGAATTTCGACCAAAGCGCAAACTATCCCCAGAGTGTGAAGTTTACCCGGAAGGTCAATGATGGAAGACGGCGCACGTATTGTAAGCATGGCAGAGATTCAAAGCACGACCGGACCCCGAGCACTTGTTGAGGCGCGCGGGCTATTGTCGTCGGCACTCCGAATTGATCGGAATTGTCACGTAAATCGGGAGCGCATAAACTGGCGAGTAGATCGCGCTGCATTGCTTCTCAAACAATACCTTGAAAGCGAAGCAAAGTGAGCCAGCTACAATTGCTGACGGTGCCCGAACCGGCTCAACCGGCGGGGATCGATCTGCGATGTTGCAGCGTGGCGGATCTGTTGGCGGACATGCCGGGGCCGCCGTCGCTCATTATTGCGGATCCGCCGTGGAATTATTCGCAGGCACCCGGCACGGCCAGCCCCGATCTTATCTACGACACGGTGACGGATCGACAAATCGCGTACATGCTCGATGATGCCTACAATCTAAGTTCAGACGCTCGGTTGGTGGTCTGGTGTACTTGGCCAAAATTGGGCGAATGGTGGACAGCCGCGCAGTCTGTGGGCTTCCGGTGGAAGTATAAGACCGGCGGATCGTGGCATAAGAAACCCAACGCCGGCGTTGGTTACCATTGGCTTGGCAACAGCGAAATTGCTTTGATGTATGTCAAAGGGTCGCCAGCCATCAAGTGGGGATCACTCAGCAACGCGCATGAAAGCGAACGACAGAAACACAGCGAAAAGCCGGCCGACTGGATGGCGCAGTGGAGCGAGCGGTGGACCGAGCCCGGCGATCTGGTGCTGGATCTGTTCGCTGGCATGGCACCCGTAGCGCGTGCCTGCGCCCGCACGGGTCGGCGGTACGTGGGCGCGGAGATAGACCCAGAACGATACAGGCAGGCCGTGGACCGGCTGGCGTTGGATGGTGCGCGGTGAGCAGCGCGGCCAAGGTGCTCGCGGCGGCGCCGGCGCTGGAGGCACTCGCACAGCTACGGGCAGAGCACCCGTTAGCGTTCGCCACGTTGTGGCACAACGAACCACCAAGGACCAGCCAGCGCGCACCGTTGCAGCGGGCCGGCGTTGATTCGGTTCTGGCTGCGGGCGGCAATGGTAGCGGCAAAACGGAACTGGGCGGTCAGGTGGCCTGTGCTGTGGCCATGTCTCGCAGTCACGCCGCGGTGGCAACGTGGATCAAGCGCAACCAGATCGAGCCCTCGCTGATACCGCCTAAGCCGGGGATCGTGCTGGCGTCATCCCTCAATTCCACGATGTCGATCAACATTCAACGGGCAGCGGTGGAACGATACGCACCAGCGGGCACAGAGTGGCGGAACCGGGACGGGCCGGGTTTCTGTGAAGCGCGATTCCCCGGCGGGGGTCGTGTGCGGTTCCTCACCGATCAAAGCGGAAGGGCCGCCATGCAAGGCTACGCCGGCCACCTATATTGGGCAGACGAAGAACACAGCCAAGACGTATACAACGAGGCCATGCAACGGCTCACCCGTCGCGTTTGGGAAAACCGATCGGGCTGGGCGCTGTTGACAATGACGCCGCTGAAGGGCTTTACATGGGTTCATCAACGGTTCATAGCAGACCCGGATGAACGATCGGCGGTGTTCTTCCTGCACGGTGGCGACAATCCACACATAGACCAAGCCAAGCGGGCGCGGCTGTTGCGCGGTGTCAATGAAGGCGAGCGGGCAGCGCGGGACCGCGGCGAGTTCACGCAGTTAGAGGGGCGCGTTTTCACCGAGTGGTCACGACCGGCGCACGTTGTGCAAGCTCACGCGGTCCCCGATGATTGGCCGCTATACGCTGGCTGGGATTTTGGAACAAGGGCACCGACGGCGATCGTGCTGTGCGCGCTGGACCCGTCTGACGATACGCTGCACGTCATATCGGAAGTTTATCAAGCAGAGCGCACGACCAAAGATAACGCGTCCGCCTATCGGCGAATGCTCGCAGGGCGCGACGTGGAATGGCTGGTATGCGACCCGGAGGACAAGGCCGCGCGGATGGCCCTCGGCCGTGAGTATGGGGTGCCGAACATACCTGCCAAGAAGGGCCCCGGCTCAGTGCGGAAGGGTATCAACGACATAAGCGAACGGCTGGCCATCAACCCAATCAGCGGAAGGCCAGCGCTGGTTGTGCATGACTGTTGCACCAATCTGATCAGCGAGATTGAAAGCTACGTGTGGGCGCCAACGCGCAGCGGTGAGGTCAAGGACGCACCGGCACCACGCCAGCGGGACCACGCGATCGACGCGTTGCGCTATCTCGTTTCGCGCTTGGCTGGGTCATCATTTGGCGTCGGATAGATGCGATTCTAAAAATTCTCAATTGCCTAAAAAATCAAAACCGCCTACACTGGCCCCGTGGGCAGCAACGATCTAACGATTCGGGACGGGTGGATCGCGCGCGTATTGCGGGCGCTCAACGTCGTGGAAGTAGACGACGACGGCCAAACGACACACATAGCCGGGTCGGACTTTGTAAGCGCACAGCCGGCCAAACAGGACTACGCTGCGATCGATTCGATGTCAG